TCAGCACTCAGTGGGTTTAAAAACCTTATGGATGCTAAGATTATGATCATAAATAAATTGACGAAGATAAAAAGTGTTGGTACATTTCTAGAAGAGGAAGGTGGTCTAAGGGCTACTAACCCAGAAGGATTTGTTGCTATCAAAGATGGAGCAGCACTTAAACTTGTTGATAGACTGGAGTTTTCCAGAGCAAACTTTACAGCCGCTAAGGACTGGGGTTAATGAGATTTATACAATTTCTAAAAGAAGCAACTGCTGCAAAGGGTAAGACCCCTGCGGAGAAGAAGAAAGAAGCACAAGAGGCAGACAACCATGTTGCCATAACCTTTGGACGCTTCAATCCACCTCATGCTGGTCATGGGAAACTTCTTGATGCTGTTAAGGCACATGGTGGTGACTCTGGTAACTATAGAATCTATCCTTCTAGATCTCAGGATCATAAGAAGAATCCTCTAGGTGCTCAACAAAAGGTTGACCACATGCGTAAGATGTTTAAAGGACATAAGGACGCAATACAAAACAACGAAGGTCAACGTAACGTGTTTGATATCCTACGTGACTTAAATGACGAGGGTAAAGAGCATGTAACTATGGTAGTAGGCGATGATCGTGTCAAAGAATTCGAGAAGATCACTAACAAATATAATGGAATCCACTACGATTTCAAGAGTATTAATATTAAGTCTGCTGGTGCTAGAGATCCAAATTCAGAGGATCCAGTCGAGAAGCTAAGTGCATCTGGACAACGTAAACATGCACAGGGTGATGACCATGACTCATTCCATGCTGGAATGCCTAAAGGTACAAGCAAGAAGCACAGTAAACTCTTGATGAAGGATGTCATCACAGGTATGACACCACCTCCTAAGAAGGGGAAGACTACTAAGAAAGAATCTGTATGGGACTATGCACCTAAGCTAGACTACGATTCATTCCGAGATTTCTATATGCTCAATCAAATCTTTAAGGTTGGAGCATTAGTAGAGCACGATGACACAGGTCTTAGAGGACATATAGTACATCGTGGTACAAATTATATCATTATGAAAGACGATAAGAATATTGAATTACGTGCTTGGTTAAAGCATGTAACTGAGGTCACAGAGGAAGAATCTGATGGAATACTAAGTGATGTCCAGAAGAAGGCTGCAGATACCTCTAAAGACCAGTCAAACTATTCAGCAGACGATGGTAGTGGTAACGATTGGAAGATCGGTACAGATACATATAGAATAGCACTTCAAGATATGACACCTGGTCAAGGAGTCAAGAAGTTTAGCGATTTCAATGCTGAGATACGTCAAAATGCAGTCGCACCTAAATAATCACGTAAGAAAAACAAACCTTTCTTTTCTGGAATAGAGAAAATGACATTAGAAATGCTAGTATCAACTGCTCTGATGGAATATACATTAGACGAGCAGACACGTATCCTCAAGTCATTGGAGGAGCAGACCAAGCTACCCTCTGCGAGACTACGCAAGGGCATGGATAAGGTCATGGAAGTATTAAATACCTGGGAGCCCATCGTAGAAGGGTATGCAGGTTTCCCTGTTGAAAGAGATCACATTGACAAGAAGAAGAGAGAGCACGACAAGGATCGTAACATTGGTCGTGTTGTCCGTCATGGCAATGACTCTTTTGTAATCACAGGTAAAAAGAATGATGGCAGGTACATCATAGTTGGCAAAAAAGGAGAGAAGACTGCAAAAGCACCTGAAGATATGGGGCTACAGTCTGCTAACGAATCCATTGGTATAGACATCGAAGATCTCCATCAAGAAATGCTCTCGGAAGCTAAGAAGACCAAGGGCAAAGTAAAGAGATGGTGGGATGACGATGGTGATGGTATTGGTTATGAAAAAGGTGAAGTTAAGAAGACCAAGAAGGAAGAGCGTGAGTGGGTCACCAAGTTGAGAGATACTGGTGTCTTCACAGAAGAAGAGTTGACGCAGATTGCGGGGCTCGATTCATGATTAATGAAGTCAACCAGAAAGGCGAGTCCGCACAGGATTCGTATCTCAAAACCAAAAAGAAGGGTAACATCACAGTTAACCCAAAGAAGGAGGATCTAATGTCCGAATTGTATTCATCAAAAATTAAAAGCAGTCTTCAAGATATTAAAGAGAAGGCAGCACAAGCATTTAAAGAGACCAAACAGAAGGTCAAGAAGTCTACACCTGTAGGTGGAGATGTAGAACCTCAGAACCCTCAAGAAGAGGTAGAGGTTAAGTCTGAGATAGATGATAGTGAAGCGAAGAAAGCAATCTCAGAGCGTATGCGTCAGCGTTTACTTCAGTTAACACAAGAACACGATAGTAAGTACCTGACCAAGTAAGCTTATACATAGAGTACTATACTCTAGTTGATCATGGTTAACTTTTTAATGCCTATCGCTATTAGCATCATAAACAAGGCTATCGATAGAATCCCAGAAGATCTGGACTCAGTTATAAAAGATTTTGTTATTAAGATACTAAAGAAGGCTGCTGCTAAGACAGACAATAAACTCGACGACGAGTTGGTTGCTGCTGTTGCTAAGGCACTGCTTGAATCTTAGTGCTTATAAATAAATTATAGGAAATTAAAATTCTCAAGAGGAGAAACAAATGGCAGTCTTTGGTACAATAGACGCTGCTACTTTCGGCAATAACGTCGCTGTCACTAATGCTGACGCTACTGTTACCAAGAATGCAGCAGACGCAGTTAACGTAGGAGATATCTTAATCTTAAACGACGTTAACTATCTCGTAAGAGAAGTGACTAGCACTACTTCAATCGAATTACACAAAGCATATGCAGGTAGTACCAATGGTACTCTCGGTGGTGCTATCAGACGTACTGCACCAAAGGCAGTTGCTGAGTATGTAGTTAAGGGTGGTGACAGTGTAAGTTACGATCTAGTATTCGTTGATACTACTGAGCAAAGCATTGCTTCAAACAAGACACGTGGAATCACTGGTCCTGGTTGGTGGCAGTATCAAACTTATGTAACCCACAATGGTGACACACGTCACAAGGCAGAATACATAGCACCTGCGAAAGCAACTGCTGGTAATGCTGGTGACATGGCTGACGACACAATCGCAGCAGATGTATTAGAAGTCATCACAGTTGGTACACAACCTGCAAACTCTACTTCTTCTAGTGGAGCTGGAACATTCGTTGCTGCTGCAACAGTGGATCAGTCAGGTACAATCACATACAAGTGGCAGAGACAGACTGCAAACGCT